CACTGCTAATATTCTTTGTTGTTCAAAGTTTTCGATGCTGGCTCTGTTGAATTCTTTGTAGTTCTGCGGTTTTAAAAATAGTTCCAGATCGTCTACTAGAACCGAAGTGTTGAAATCCGGACATTGTATTTGTGCGCTCAATACGCCCAGATCTATGGAATTTTCACTTTTGTTATTGCAGTGAGGACAAACACTGACAAAATCCATTTTACTGCCGTAAGTTGCTTGTCGTATGGCAATTAAAATAGCGTCTAGGTCAGCCGCAGGCATTAACCATGCATTTTTAATATTGGGCACACAGCTTTGTATCACATCCACTGTGCTTTGCCCGTTGAGCAGTGCATCGGGAGTTTGCAAAGTAAGCTCATCTTTGGCTGTCATGGCGTAAACAGGCAATTCTTTGGTAGCAGGCATACTCAGTGAGCCTTCTGGCCACCATTGACCGCCTGATGGCAACTTAATATGAATTTGTGGCTGACGAAAATGTTTGGCCAAGGGGTTTGATGAATTCATCATGATTGATTCCAATAAATATAATAATACTTATCTGGTAAAAAACACTGTTTTAAAATATGGCTGATCCAACACAACAATTGCAGCAAATGCTGAACAACGCTGAATCCAGTTTCGGAGGTTTGAATTCTGCCGGGCAACAACTGGCTTCTGCGCTGCTGCAAGCAGCCAAAGCAGGAAATACTCAAACAAATGCAGCAACTGCAACTTCACAGGCGCTGTCCCAACTGACAGCAAGAAGTCAATCCGTCAGCGCTGGTATTAGTACCATGCGTGGAGTATTTGTAGACTTGGCCAATCAGTCGAGTAGTCTGGTCTCGGACATATACGGTGCCGAAAAAGCATTTACCTCAGTAATACCTACTATAGATGTATTGGCTTCAACTTTAACTAAAATTAGTACTGGTATGGGTCAACTTGGTAGTGGTTTTAGTTTATTTGGATTTAACCTCGGTAAAGGCGCTGACGCCATCGCGACCTTTGCTAATACCGGCATAGAAATCGTACAAAATCTTTTAAAGTTTCAACTTGAAACAGCACAAAAAGTGGCTGATGGATTTATCGCATCGGCCAAAGCCGGTGCACTGTTTGGTGGTAGTATTACTAGAATGGCCCAAGTGGCTGCTGATGCAAGAGTGCCTATACAAACTTTGGTAAAAGTAATAACCGCCAATGCCGATAGTTTGACCAAACTTGGATTGGGACAAGAAAAGGGCGCTGCTGTGGTCACGGCTTATACTAGAAAAATATTTGATTCCGACAGCGCACTGCGAATATTGTATGGTAGTTTCGAAGAGTTATCAGTTGGTGTAGCTGGCTATTTGGCCTCGCAGGAGCAATTGGGTATTAGCTCGACTCGGAACTATGAACAAACCAAAGCCGCAGCCATTGACTATCTATATAGACAAAAAGAGTTAACAGCAATTACTGGCAAAAATGCAGATTTACTGAAAAAAGAAGAAGAAGCCAGACGAAGTCAACTTGACTACAATTTAAAGTTAGGTAGACTGGGCACAACTGCAAGAGCCAACGTTGAAGAAGGCATGGCAATTGCTGGTAAAGTATTTGGCAGTGAGGGTGCCAAATACGCTGAAGAGTATTTTGCAACCGGAGGCAAAGTATATAGTAAATCAGCACTGGCTTATCAAGCAATAAATCAAGAAGCAGCTGGAGTAATAGGAGGCATGATAGGGGCCGTGGATCAAAGCAGCGCAGGTTTTAGAACATTTACTGGTAGTCTATTAAAAGATGCGGCACCTGCACTAGAAGCGTATGCTAGAAGTAATGAAAATCTAGCTGAAATAAACAGGAATGCAAACAATCCATTTATTACATCGATGACCAGCACATCATCTGCAATAATGGAAAATTTAACTTTTCTTAAAAACGCAACTGAATTATATAAAACAATAGAAGCTGATCAAGCAAAACTGCGAAAAGGGCCGCTGGATGCCGCTACCAAAGCATATACAGATGCACAAAACGAATTACTGGTTCAACAAAGGTTAATAGATCAAACGGTGATGAAAAATATGGAAAGCATTGGCACAACTATCAAGTACTTGAATCAAATGCAATTAGGGTTTATTTCATTCCAAAGTTCAGCCAATGATCTTCTTAATAAAATTATAACTGGTAAAGTGACTGATACCACAGCAGTTAAAGAATTAATTGAAAAAATGTTGGAGCGTATTCGAAACCCACCTAGTATCACGCCTCCGGGGCCTGCAACCAGAAACAATAACGAAGGGCCGGCGACTGGACCAAACAATCCACCACCACCGCCTCCACCACCACCACCGCCTCCACCACCACCACCACCACCGACACCGCCCGGGCCGACCCCTGCAGAACAAAGAACTGCTGTCCTAGAAAGAGATATTGAACGACTTACTAGAGAATTGGAAGCTATGAGAACTAATACACCACCAAACAACAGAGATGCCGACCGGACGATGGCCGACATGCTGAGAGAATTACAAGAGCACACGAATTTACTACAGAGAATAAGAGACGGTCAGGCCTAATCAGGTAAATATCTAACTACAGAGAACACCAATGAGCTGGAAAAAATATTTTCGAACCACAAATGTTGCAGGCGCACTAAGCCCAATTAACGGCGGCCAGTCACCGCAGTTTGGTTATAAAAACTATCAAAGCAATCTGCCAGAAGTTTATATTGGTCATCCAAATCGTATTGAACGATATAATCAATATGAGCAAATGGACATGGACAGTGAAGTCAATGCGGCCCTGGACATTTTGGCTGAGTTTAGTACACAGGCCAACGACGACAATGGCACCAGTTTTGAATTCCATTGGAAAGAAAAGCCCACTGACAACGAAGTTAAAATTATTCGTGAACAGTTGACTCAATGGGTCAGCTTGAATGATTTGAACAAGCGTGTTTTCAAGATGTTCCGTAATACTATCAAGTACGGAGATCAATGTTTTATTCGTGACCCAGAAACATTCAAATTGAGCTGGGTTGAAATGAGCAAAGTGGTCAAAGTCATTGTCAACGAGTCCGACGGTAAAAAGCCGGAACAGTATGTGGTCAAAGATTTGGCACCCAACTTTGAAAATTTAACTGCAACTCAAGTCAATACAACTGACATCAGTGTTAACCATCCGCAAGTAGGCGGCTCCAGCGGTGGATATACTCAGCCCGCCACTCCATACAGTGGCGGCAGCAGATTTAGCCGAGCCCAAAATGAACAGACTATCAATGCAGAACACATTATGCATTTGAGTTTGACCGAAGGTCTGGACTTTAGCTGGCCGTTTGGCAACAGCGTACTTGAAAATGTTTTCAAAGTATTCAAACAAAAAGAATTGCTGGAAGATGCCATTCTTATCTATCGCGTACAAAGAGCACCTGAACGCCGTATTTTCTATATCGATGTGGGAAACATGCCCAGCCACTTGGCCATGGCATTTGTGGAACGAGTTAAAAACGAAGTACACCAACGCCGTATTCCCACACAAACAGGTGGTGGTCAGAACATGATGGATGCCACTTACAATCCATTGAGTACCAACGAAGATTACTTCTTTCCGCAAACTGCTGAAGGTCGTGGAAGTAAAGTTGACACACTGCCAGGCGGCAGCAATCTAGGCGAGATCACTGACTTGCACTTCTTTACCAACAAACTGTTCCGTGGTCTGCGTATTCCCAGCAGCTATTTGCCCACAGGACTAGACGACGGTACCAGCAATCCCAACGGATTCAGTGATGGCCGTGTGGGCACTGCACTGATTCAAGAATGGCGATTTAACCAGTATTGCATGCGCCTACAACGCATGATCAGTGAAAAATTAGATTCAGAATTCAAATTGTTTATGCGCTGGAGAGGCATTAACATTGACAGTAATCTGTTTGAATTGAAGTTTAATGAGCCACAAAACTTTGCCAGCTACAGACAAGCTGAAGTTGACAGCAGTAGAATTACCAGTTTTACACAGTTGGAAGCATATCCTTACCTAGCCAAACGATTCTTATTGAGTCGTTATTTGGGCTTGACCGAAGAAGAAATGAGCGACAACGAGCGCATGTGGGCTGAAGAACAAGGTGATGTAGAAAAAGCACCAAGCGAAGCAGCGGGCTTGCGCAGCGTGGGCATTAGTCCGGGCGGATTAGACACTGATTTGTCAGCAGCTCAACTGCCAGAATTGCCCGTGACTGATGCTGGCGTGGTGCCAAATGTAGCACCGCCAGGTGAAGCTGGGGCAGCCGCCGCAGCACCGGCAATTTAATCAAATTGGTTAAATAATACTATGCAAGTAAACGAATTATATGAGCCAACACCCGCAGGTTATCGCACTGACAAACAAGATAACAGCACATATAATATGCACGACAATAGAAAACGGTCGAGCAAAATTACACTGGACAAGCTCAACAGATTACGAATCATGAACGATACTCGTAAGCTGGAGCATGAGCAAAAACTTGAAAAAGTTGGAGCCCAGTACAAGGCACCTGCCGCAGCCGCAGGCGGCCTGTAATTAGTCCGTCATAATCGTTCAAAAAATCCCCATTTAACCCCCGAAAACAATATATTCTGTAAATAACTATACAGAATTGCGTTTGCATATTTTAAATAAGGAACAAATATGAACAAGTATGAACAACTAATTGAATTTATTATTAATGAGCAAGAAGACAAAGCTCGTGAACTTTTTCACACTATTGTTGTGGAAAAGAGCAGAGAAGTTTACGAATCTCTCATTGATGAACAAGATCTAGAAGAAATCGGTGGAAATCAAGTCGAACAAATGGTTGACGAAATCACCATGGACGAACAAGGTGTTTCCGAAGAAGACGAAATGGACGACGGTGATGACGACATGGGCGATGACGACATGGGCGACGACGAGTCCGATAACGGCGACATGGACATGAAACCAGAAATGGATCTTGAAGACAAAGTAATGAGTCTTGAAGATGAGCTAGAGTCTCTAAAAGCCAAGTTTGCTGAACTAATGGGTGAGCCAGCTGATGGCGAGATGAGCCCAATGGACAGCGGCATGGGCGATGACATGGGCATGGACAGCATGGACGACCAAGACGAAATGGAAGGCACCTACATGGAAGCCAAAGCTGCTGACAAAGCAGCAGCCATGAAAGACATCAAAAAAGACGTTAAAAAAGACGCTAAGAAAATGACTGAAGCCGAATGGATTCGCGAGTATGTGGAAAAAGTTTCCGCACCTAGCAATCAAGAAGGCGCAGACAACACCAAGGCCGTAGTCGCTCCTAAGAATGACATGGGCGGTAAAGTTGTTGGCGGTAGTCCAGACAGCGCTGATCCAAAAGGCACACCAAGTAACAAGCCAAGCGGTTTGTTAAAAGCTGGTAGTGATCTTATTGGTAAAACTCAGAACAGTCCTGGTGCTAATGCTGGTAAAACATCATTCACTAGCAAAGCTCCTGCTGCAAAGTCAAGTGAAGAGTCTGGTACCAATAACAAGAGTCCGTTGGCCAGATAAGGCGTAAACAGCAATGTCATTACTGAGAGAGCATTTAACCTTTGACAACGCCAGGATGGAAGTCCTGTCGGAAGAAGCCGCGGACGGCAAAGGTAAAAATCTCTACATGAAAGGGGTATTTGTGCAAGGTGGCGTTAAGAACGCTAACCAGCGTGTATACCCTGTTCAAGAAATTGCAGCGGCTGTTGAATCAGTTCACAAACAAATTAAAGAAGGTTATAGCGTCTTAGGCGAACTAGACCATCCAGATGATTTAAAAATTAACCTAGACCGTGTAAGTCACATGATCACAGAAATGTGGATGGATGGCCCCAACGGTTTTGGTAAATTAAAAGTTCTTCCCACTCCAATGGGAAACCTAGTTAAGACTATGCTGGAAAGCGGAGTCAAGCTAGGGGTGTCGAGCAGAGGTAGCGGAAACGTTAACGAAGGCTCCGGACACGTGAGTGACTTTGAAATAGTCACTGTTGATATTGTTGCACAACCCAGTGCGCCAGGTGCATATCCAAAGGCCGTCTATGAGGGACTTATGAATATGCGCTATGGTCACAGAGTTCTCGATATGGCCAAAGATGCCGGTGCAAATCAAAAGGTCCAAAAGTATTTGCAAGAGGAAGTAAGACGCCTCATCAAAGACTTAAAAATATAACAGGAGTATGATCCATGTTTGATGCTATCAAACCATTAGTAGACAGTGGTATCATTAACGAAGAAACCAAGGCAGCTATCAGCGAAGCTTGGGATTCTAAACTTAATGAAGCCCGCGATCAAATTCGTGCAGAAATGCGCAACGAATTTGCTGGCCGCTACGAACACGATAAAGGTGTTATGGTCGAAGCTCTAGACAAGATGGTCTCAGAAAGTCTCCAAGCAGAAATCCGTGAATTTGCCGACGAAAAGGCACAACTGGCAGCAGACCGTGTACGTTTTAACAAACGCATGTCTGAAAGCGCAGGTAAATTTGATCAATTCCTAGTTGGAAAACTAGCAGAAGAAATCAAAGAACTGCGCGAAGATCGTAAACAGTATCAAAACTCCATCAAGGGTCTAGAGAAGTTTGTGGTTAAATCGTTGGCTGAAGAAATTCAAGAATTTGCTAAAGACAAACAAGAAGTAGTTGAAACAAAAGTTAAACTTGTTCGCGAAGCTAAACAAAAATTAGCCAGCTTGCAAAAACAATTTGTTACCCAATCAGCTAGTCTTGTTAAAGAATCTGTGGCCAAGAATCTAGAGGCAGAAATGACTCAACTAAAAGAGGACATTCAAATTGCTCGCGAGAACAATT